TTCTTGTTGTTCCTTGTTTCTTCGAGAAGAAGTTCTTGGAGTTTATGTTAAGATCATCTGGTGGTGGGTTTGTAAAAGAACTCGCGGCAGATGATAAAGACATAGCTATGACAACTCGTGAGGGTAGCATAGAGCTATTACCAAATGGTAACGAGTTGGTAAGAGCACACCAGCATTTAGTCATTGCACAATCTGCTGATGGAACTTTTGCACCGAGTGTTCTTGATATGAAAAAGACACAGTTGAAAGTGTCTCGTAGATGGAATACACTAAAGAATAGCATAAGACTACCTTCTGGTAATGCTATGCCGATTTACGGAACGGCTTGGAGTATAACTACAATCTTGGAAAAGAATGACCAAGGTTCATGGTATAACTACAAGTTGGATCGTGTAAACGAACTTACCAAAGATATAGAAAGTATGATGCTTGAAGCTCGTGCTATGTATCAAAGTGTAAGCAAGGGGGAAGTTAAGATGGCTGCTGCATCTGCTGATGAGATGGCTTCATCAGAAAAGGACGAAGTGCCGTTTTAATTTAAGCTGGGGTCACATATGTATCCTCCAAATGTGTGACCCTTTTTTTTTGGAGTGAAGAGTGAATTTAACAGAAGAATTATTACTTGCGTTTGAGGGTTTCAGTGGTGCTCATGGTCAGACGGAAGTTTCCAACCAAAGAATGAATGGCAAACAGAAAGCCAAATCATTTATCGTAAGACAACCACTAACATTAGAATTATTACAAGGACATATAGATGGTAGAAAAGGTGTTGGTGCAATACCTATAAACGAAAAGAACCAATGTAAGTTCGGTGCTCTCGATATAGATGAATACCCACTAGACCATCAACAACTTGTAAATAAATTAGATGAATTAAAAGTTCCGTGTATCGTGTGCCGTAGTAAAAGTGGTGGAGCACATATATTCTTTTTCTTTACAAAGTGGATGGAAGCGGCAGACTTCAGAGACAAAGCTGCCGAGATAGCTGCAGCTCTTGGACATGGACGTTGTGAAATATTTCCAAAGCAAGAGCAAGTATTGGTAGAGCGAGGAGATGTGGGCAACTTCATCAATCTACCATACTTTGATGCAGAGAAAACTTTGAGGTATGCCATTATTAAAGTTGGCAAGACTTATGTTGAAGCTAGTTTAAAAGAATTTATTCAACATTTGGGGACGGTAAAATGTGATCCAAATAAGTTTATGCAAATATCCGTGGGTGGTAAACCAAATCTATTTCCAGGTTTTGTTCCGTGTCTTCGTGCTATGTTATCTGTCGGTGTGCATGAGGGTGGTAGAAACAAAGTTGCTTTTCAGTTGGGTGTTTTTTTACAGAAGTCTACACCTAATGATTGGAAGTCGCAGTTGGAGCAGTTGAATGTAAAACACTTTACACCACCATTACCTGCGGCAGAAATTGTTACAATACAATCACAGTTAGAGAAAAAAGAATATCAGTATCTATGTAAAGATGAGCCTATGTCCTCACATTGTAATCAAGGTGTATGTCGTGGTTTGAAGCATGGCATTGGCACAACATCTATGCCTGCGATTAGTGGACTATCAGTTATACTATCAGAACCTCGTCTTTGGTTCTTGGATATAGATGGTAGAAGATTAGAACTTACAACAGAAGAACTACAGACACCAAGACTATTTCAAAGAGCATGTATGGAGCAGTTAAACTTTATGCCACCAAAGATGAAAGATGGAGATTGGGAGATACAAGTCAATGGTCTTCTTGAGAACTGTAATGAAATAGCAGTGCCACAAGAACTGACATACAAGGGACAGTTTCTATCTTACCTTGAACTGTTTTGCACGGGCAGAGTACAAGCACAAAGTTTTGAAGAGGTTGTTCTTGGTAAACCATATACAGACGGAGAGGAAGCAAGGACTTATTTTAAGATAGATTCTTTGATGGAGTTTCTACGAAATAGAAAGTTTGATAATTATACCAGAGCACAAGTCCAAGAGAGACTTAAAGAGATAAACAATGGAGACAGTTCGCTTGTTAAAAAGTTTCAGAACTCACAAGGTAAATGGAAATCCGTTAGAGTTTGGTGGATACCAGAGTTTGGAGCAGAAGTAGAAATAAAACCAATAACAATAGAAACAGATGAGGTTCCGTTTTGATAAAAGATGAAAATATAAGAAAAGCATACAAGAAATTTGTCGCTGATGAGGTTGAAAAAGAAACTACTATATTCGGTCCACCTGGCACAGGCAAGACCACAACATTAATTGATATAGTAAAAGATGAGATATCCACAGGTGTAGATCCTAAAAAGATAGGCTTTATGTCTTTTAGTAGAAAGGCAGCAGAAGAGGCGAGAACAAGATCAGCGACATCTTTGAAGATAGACTACAAAGATATGTTGTTTTTTAGAACATTACATTCTCTTGCTTTTACTTGGCTTGGCTTGAGTACGGCAGAAGTAATGTCTGGTCGTGATTATAATGAGTTAGGTAAATTAGTTGGTTTGGATTTTAGGACAACACAAACAATTAATATGGAAGAGGGACCTTTGTTTTCTATTGGTGCAGGTGGGGACAAATACATGTCTTTAATTCAATTTGCTCGTGTCAAGCAAGTTGATTTGCAAGAGGAGTTTCACAAAGGAACTTGGAGTAATGACATGAGTTGGCAACAGTTGACGGTGTTAGACAAGGCTTATAAAGACTTTAAGGAAAGAAAAGGCAAGATTGATTTTATCGATATGATAGAAAGATTTATCAAGGGTGGTACTTCTCCTAATTTTCATATGCTTATCATAGACGAAGCTCAAGACTTAGCACCAATACAATGGAAAATGGTTAAGGATGTTCTCGTTCCTAATTCAGAACATGTATACTATGCTGGAGATGATGACCAGGCGATATACTCTTGGATGGGTGTAGATGTAAAACATTTTTTAAATGCAAGTAAACAAAAAATATTGCTTAAGGACTCTCACAGAGTTCCAAATCACATTCACGCATGGGCACAAAATATCACAGATAAAATAGAAATAAGAGAAAAGAAAGAATGGAAACCAACAGATGAAAAAGGAATGGTTACATGGCACAATGATATTCTTGATGTGGATATGCGAGAGGGCGAATGGTTGATACTTACAAGAACAAACTACATAGCGAACCAAGTTTGTAATAAACTCAGAGAAGAAGGCTACTTCTTCTGGCGAGAGGGAGATGGTTGGTCTGTATCTTTAAATGTATTGTTAGCGATAGAGGTATGGATATCTTTACAGAAAGGCAGAGCAGTAGAACCAAAATTGTTAAAAGTTTTTGCCAAGTTTATAGACCCTTCTTTGATAAAGAGAGTTGGTAGAAAAGCTATGGGTAATCTTGTTGATGATTTAGAATATAATTTAGAACATTTGAAAACCTTATGTGGGTTTGAGGCTAATCATTTTATGGGTTGGCAAAAGGTTTTGAAGTTATCGGAACAAGTTGTTGCATACATAGTTTCTGCCAGAAGACGAGGAGAGAGAATTTTGTCGGAAGATCCTAGAATCCGTGTATCAACAATACATAGAGCAAAAGGTGGAGAAGCAGATAATGTAGCAATACTTATGGACTCGACAAAGGCATGTGTCGAGAGTGAAGATCAAGATGCCGAGAGAAGAGTATGGTATGTTGGTATGACAAGAGCAAAAAAAGAATTACATATAATAGAAAAATCAGGAAGGTATGGGTTTGATTTATGAGAAGAGATAAAGCGTTAAAAAAAGCAGAAGGTTTAGTTAGCACTGAAAGAGCAGAAGTGTACGGAGATGCTAGACTTAATCATCAAAGAATTGCTACAATGTGGAGTGTAATTTTTGGAATAAAAATTACAGTGCCTATGGTATATTTAGCTATGGTTGCTGTTAAGATGTCTAGACTTATAAACACACCAGACCATGAAGATTCATGGGTGGATATTTGTGGATACGGTGCGTTAGGAGCAGAGGAAAAAAATGACAAGTGATCAATACCATCTACTTGAACAAGATATAAAAGATGTAGCGTGGGGTAATGTGGATTCTGATTGGACTCCACCAGAAACTATACCAGATCTATCGCAATATGATACGATAGCCATAGACTTGGAGACAAGAGATGAGAATCTTCTGAAGTTAGGACCTGGTTGGTGTAGAAAAGATGGGCACATTATAGGTGTAGCAGTTGCAGCTGGAGATAGTGCTTGGTACTTCCCAGTGGCACACACAGTTGGTAACATGCCAAAGAGAGTTATATATCAATGGCTTACAGAGTTATGTAAAGATACAACTAAAACTTTCGTGTTCCACAATGCGTTATACGATCTTGGTTGGCTTCGAGCAGAGGGCATAGAAGTCAAGGGCAAGATCAGAGATACGATGGTGGCTGCACCATTACTAAATGAGAATAGAAGATACTATAATTTAAATTCTTTATCTGGAGATTACTTAAGCACATACAAAGATGAGAAGATGCTTAAGAGCGCTGCCGAAGAGTTTGGTGTAGATGCAAAGTCTGGCATGTGGAGATTACCACCACGTTATGTTGGTGCATATGCAGAGCACGATGCTTCAATAACTTTAAGATTGTGGAACGAACTCAGAAAACAAATAACAAAAGAAGAGTGTAGTGGCATCTTTGACTTGGAGACAAGACTCACACCTTTACTTCTTGATATGAAAACAAATGGTGTACGAGTTGATCTTGTAAGGGCAGAACAAGTTAAAAAAGAATTGATAACTTTAGAAAAGAAACTACTTGATGAGATAGCCGCGGAAACAAAAGTTGCGTTGGAACCGTGGGTCGCCACATCTGTAGCAAAGGTCTTTGATGCGGTAGGACTTTCGTACTCTCGCACAGAGAAGTCCAGGGCCCCCGCCTTTACAAAACAGTTTCTTGCAAATCATAGTCACCCGATTGCGAAAAAAATTATAAAGATAAGGGAGGTCAATAAAGCCAATACGACTTTTATCGATACAATTCTTGAACACTCTCATAATGGTCGTATACATTGTGACTTTCATCCTTTACGTTCTGATGGTGGAGGCACTGTTACTGGTAGGTTTAGCTCAAGCAATCCTAATTTGCAACAGATACCTGCACGAGATCCGTATATTAAGAAAATAATTAGAGGATTGTTTATTCCAGAGGCAGATTGCGAGTGGGGATCATTTGACTACGCTTCACAAGAGCCAAGATGGCTCGTGCATTATTGTGCCACACTGACAGGTATAGACAGACACCCACAGATAGATGACGTTGTAGCGTTGTATAAAAAAGGACAAGCTGATTTTCATCAGATTGTAGCAGATATTGCTGGTATACCTAGAAAGCAAGCGAAAACAGTTAATCTTGGTTTGATGTATGGTATGGGTAAAGGTAAGTTGGCAAACATACTTGATCTGTCGATAGAAGAAGCGACAAGTCTTCTTGATAAATACAATGATAAAGTTCCTTTCTTGAAATCAGTTTCTGAAAAAGCCATGCGAAGAGCAGCAGATAGTGGTGTAATTAGAACTTGGTTAGGTCGTAAATGTAGATTTAATATGTATGAGCCTATCTCGTATACATATAATAAAGCACTACCTATGAAAGAAGCCATTGATGAGTATGGTGGCAAGGGTAGAATTAGAAGAGCTTTTACATACAAGGCGCTAAATAGATTGATTCAAGGGTCGAGTGCCGATCAAACTAAGAAAGCTATGGTTGATTGTTATGAAGCTGGAATAACTCCCATGCTAACTGTGCATGATGAATTATGTTTTAATATAGAAAATAGTAAAAGTGCCAAACAAATAGATCAAATTGAAGAGATTATGTGTAATTGTGTGCCAGAACTTAAAATACCCTTCGAAGTAGACGTTGAGATAGGTCAAAACTGGGGAGAGGTTGGATAGTGGCGATTACAAAAAGCTACAAAAGAAGAGTTTTTCCAAGGTAGAATCATACTAGAGGGGTATCGTTTCGCCTCTCTGTGAGCGTCTGAGAGCTTAGTTTTTTCGGACAGGCTTACAATATGCTATGATTTTACCAGGTTTTCCCTCTTCGTTAGGAACATTTGGTTGGGCCGTTAATTTTTCGGCAAAATACAAACACCTATCCACACTTTCAAATCTTTGTGTTCTATCTACAACTTTTTCATCTATCATAAATATCAACAAAAACTCAATCATTCACCTTTTGCTTTCCAAAAATATTCATCGGTATCTCCGAGTCTAAACTTTTGTCCATTCTCTACTTGATATATTTCTGTACTAACTTTAAAGTCTGGCTGCAATGGTTGATCTGGTGTGAGTGAGTTGTCGTACACTCTCATTCTGTTGTTTGGATATAAACAAAACTGTCCGTTCTCTAACTCTAATAAATTGTGTGACTTATGCTCTGCTGGTTTCTCACTTGTTGAATAATCAATATTGTCTATGCTCTCGTGATAATTATCAAGAGTACAAACATACGATCCTTTGAGGATACCATGATCTCTTGTGTAGACTTCGAAGTCCATCGAGCCTATAAATTGTTTACTGATTGCCACCACGCCATAGTCCATGCAATTCCAAAACTGGAGATTATAAAGATCCATATCTGGAGTCGGGGTTTGTGGGTTAACAGTAAAAGCACTAATAGGTAGTTTATCATAAAGAGCACCATAGTCTGGAAGGTAAGTTTCAAAATAGAAAGCTCGGCCTGGAATAGATTTCGCAGTAACCCAAATACCTTTGACAAACTCACCATGTCCGTCTTCGCCATCTCTTAAATATTCTTTTCGCACCCATACATCTATCGAGGGTAGATTCACAACTAACGTAGCCATCTGTTAGAAAATCAAACCCTTCCTATATCCGTTTGACCTATCGTAAGTTAACACATCCATTCTGTTTTCTGCTTGACCCACAAAAGATACATGCACCCAACCAGAGCTAGGACCTTTTGCTTGATCGTAACATTCTAGAATAAGTTGATCGAAAGAAAGATTATCTTTGATAAATACGGCAAGGTCTGCATTGCTTATGCCTGCTATTTCTATATCCGCCGCTTCTCCTTTTGCATGTTGACTGGTGGATTTCGAGCCAATCGCTTCACATAAATCAAC